GCCAAATACTCAATTGGTGATAGGGTGTTTGGTCAGTTCAACGGCATTCCTTTTGTGGGCACAGTGGGCAATGATCGAGTGATCAACAATAACGGCCCGGAAATTACTGTGCATTTGGATTTGCCAATTAAATACAACAACGAAATAAAGAATTTCGTTATCGTTAAACACCGAGACATCAAACAAAAATTAAAGGAGATTGAATGATGAAATAGATTGAATATGCTTGCAAGGACCTAGTGTTCCATTTCAACAAAGGACACTTGACCGACGAGACCATTCCCATGTGGGTCATTAAAACACATGGCGTCACCATGTATGTCAACCATGTAACAGCAACGATACCTTGGAGCACCAAGGAAACGCCCGGCAATGAACGCACTAAGGGCAGTATCAAATTCAAGAAGTGTAAATTAACCATTGACACAACCGATAACACAGCCACGATTTCACGGCTGGGCATCGCTGATGCGTGGTTAAAGCATCCTGAACGCAGAGCTGGTCGTATCATATTCCCTGCGTATGGTGCCATGCATCAGGCTCTGGTAACTAATGAATTTGAGCACAGCAGAATCAAAGAAGTCAATGGTGCTTGTGGTAGTAGCTGGGCCATTTGTGATCTGCGTGATGAACAAGAGCTGACCATGGCCGCATTGAAATATGCAGGTAGATTTCGTATCTTGGCGCCCAATGAACCTTACTATCAAGATTATGATGGCAAGGGCGAAATTTGGGAAAGAGACGAGGACGATGAGGACTTGGATGAATAATAATTCAATAACCTGTTGACCTTGTTGATATATAATGCTATAATTCTATATCAGTGGAAACACTGATTAGCTAATCTTAATTCGAAAGGAACAACATGAAAACAGTAGGCGACAAACTAGACAAATTTGCAATCACAGGCGTCCGTCCCGGACAACCAGAAGATGCTTTCTTCACCATCACAGAAGAATCATTTGCTGGCAAGTGGAAGGTAATTGTGTTCTATCCCAAGGACCAAACTTTTGTTTGCCCCACAGAAATTGTAGCATACGACAAATTAAATCAAGATTTCATTGATAGAGATGCTGTATTACTAACAGGATCAACAGATAACGAATTCTGTAAAACAGCCTGGCAAAGTAGCCACCCTGAACTAAAATTAATCACTCATAATCAATTCGCAGACACACAAAGGGGTGAATTGAGTCTAGTCAATCAATTGGGCGTATTTTTTAACCCAGCAGGTGCGGCACTTCGTGCGACCTTTATTATCGATCCAGATAATGTTATCCAACATGTCACAGTCAATAACCTGAATGTTGGAAGAAATCCAGAAGAAACATTGCGAGTTTTAGATGGTCTTCAAACGAATGAGTTATGTGCCTGTAACAGACAAATAGGTGGCGAAACTCTATAAGTCCGTAGGACAGACATAAATACTCTTATAGAGGAAATTTTATGTCTGTCCCATACACTTATTTTTTGTACCATAATCCTACTGGATTCAAATATTACGGAGTTAAATTTAGCAAGCGAGCCAATCCTGAATTGTTTTGGGTGCCTGGTGGATACTATTCATCATCCGTTAAAGTTAAAGAGTTAATTGAACAATACGGGGCAGATTCTTTTAGAGCAGAAGTTAGAAAAAAATTTACTTGTGTTGAAGATGCCGTACAATATGAATACAGATTTTTGCGAAAAGTTAACGCTGTATCCAAGAATGATTGGCTCAATCAATGTGCTATAAGTGACAAATTTTATTGTATAATGAGTGAAGAGGCCCGGAAAGTGTCTTCGGAAAGGATGAAGAAGCAAATGAAAAATTTCAAACCATCTGCTGAATCAAACCAGAGACGATCAAATACACTAAAAGGTAAAGTGGTCACAGAAGAAACTCGCAAAAAAATGAGCGAGGTTCAGAAAAACAGAAGTGCAGAACAGGAACAGGCCAGGCGAGACAAAATTAGAAAACACGCAACAGGACGCGGTCATTCAGATGAAGTCAAGCAAGCATTGTCCAGTATCGTAAGTCAAACTCGATGGGTTAATAATGGTACAGAGCAGAAAAAAGTCCATATAGATGATTTAGAAAATGCCATCAACAATGGATGGACGAACGGTAGAATACTCACAGTGGTCACTTGCCCGCATTGCGGTGCTACTGGAGTTAAGCATAACATTGTCAGACGACATTTTGATAAATGTAAGGACAACTTGGTTAAATCCAATTTGACAACAACTGCTGATTGTGTTATACTATGAGCATTGTAAAATAGGATGTTGTATGAACGAACGAATTCGAGAACTTGCTGAACGGGCTGGGTTCTTAAACAAGGATGAAGAATCTATTGAGTATTTCGCCGAGTTGATTGTGAGAGAATGTATGGAACTAGTTGAAGGATATACTAAACAACGAACACATACTACATTCTATAAAGCAGAAGAACAGATTAAACAACATTTCGGAGTTGAAGAATGAACGAACGAATTAAAGAACTTTATAATCAGTCCGGTGGACTTGTTCGTATGTATGAAGGGAAGTTGACCTACTTTCCTGCTTATCAAAAGAATGTTGGTGATGGCAATTTTGAATTCAGTTCATTTGATCCAGAAAAGTTCGCCGAGTTGATTGTTCGGGAATGTGCCCAATTTATTGATGAAGAAAATATTCGCTTGTGTGAATATCAAAACTCATTACCTGAATGGGACGGCAACAAACGGGACGATTGTGATTTGGTCATTGAAAAATGTGTCGACCTTGCTGATAAGATTAAAGAACATTTCGGAGTTGAAGAATGAACGAACGAATTAAAGAACGAATTAAACAACTTGCTGACAAGGCCGGACAACTACAACTTGCGACACCAGACAATCCCAGTGCTGATGTGATTATGGTATTGATTGGACCCAATATTGAAAAGTTCGCCGAGTTGATTGTGAAGGAATGTAGTCGGGTTATCGTAAATGGTGGATATTGGTCCGGTGGTCCAATTGGTCCTAAAAGACAATGTACCCCTCCAGAGATTGCTCAAATGATTAGAGAACATTTCGGAGTTGAAGAATGATTGACTATCACGAAGCCGTTAGAGAAATGCACAAGGGCAATGTAGTCAAGTATGTGGGCACAGTCAATGGCAATGTAATGACAGATCGGGGCTGGAGTTGGTGCATGTGTCGTGGTTGTATTTTTCCATACAACGGTGAACCCGTATGGAAATTATCAGGCCGCATGATTTATGATCCAGACTTTCGTTATGTGCTTACTGGCGAAACAGTTGATACACGGGCCTGGAAGCCAGAAAAGAATAGAGATCGTAAAGAGATTAAAAGCAAGTTAGGTTATAGTAGAATAGGATTAGGAAATGTATAAAGGAGAAACAAAATGAGTTTTATCGAATCAGTAAAAGTAGCATTGCCAGACTACGCAAAAGATACAAAATTGAATTTGGATGCAGTATTGCTTCGTAGCACATTGGATGCAGATGTGGCCATGGGTTGTGCTGTGGCTGCCTTGGCCGCAACTGGCAACGGTAAAATCCTATCAGTGATTTTAGCAGATGCTCCGGTATATGCCGAGTCAGCAATGACAGCGGCCAGCATCATGTCCCAAAACAACATTTGGTACCCCTATGTTGAAATGGCCGATGATCCTGCACTAAAAGGTCTGCCTGCAGGTTTACGTATGAATGCTATTGCCACACACGGTGGAACTACCAAGTCAAACTTTGAAGCATTCAGTTTGGCCGCAAGTATTGTTGGTAAATGCGAGTTCTGCGTAAAGGCCCATTACGATGGTTTGAAAGAATTGGGCTACACAGTAGAACAACTTCGTGATATTGGACGTATTGCTTCAGTGATGAATTCAGTTGCAAAGGTCCTAAACAGTTGAGCTGTTGCTAAAAAACAACACTAAAAACCCTACAAAATGTAGGGTTTTTTGTGGGTTAGTAGCCACTAACTTGCGGGTTTAAAACGGTTGACCCGAAATGTCCATTTTGCTATAATACTTGTATGGAAATTAAAAAGCCTTCAAGAAAACGCCGTCAAGACAGCAACCACGCTGTCTACACCATAACCAACTTGGTCACGGGCGATTACTACATTGGTATTACCGTGTGTTCAGGCAGTGTAAAACGAGCCCTAAAAGTGCGTTTTCAGAAGCACGTTCGTCGTGCAGTGACCGAAGGCAAAGTGTGGGCTTTGTGCAACAGTATCCGCGAATATGGTGCTGAGATGCATACTGTTGATTTTGTTGAAACAGTTCGTGGGCGCAAGCCAGCCCATGCCCGTGAACGCGAGCTGATCCGTGAGTATGCGCCAGCTCTGAACAGTCATTGATCCAGGTTGACCCAAAAACCCCGTTCGGTTATAATACTTGTATAGAAACTAAAAAGGAGCCCAGGATGTTTTACGTTATTGCTCGAGGTACCGGAATGATTGTTACCGATGGACCCAACCGCACTCGTGCCTACAAAACTTTTGGTGCAGCCCGTGCCACCAGATCCAGGCTTTGCAACAAGGCTGGTTGGTCAGTGAGCGATCTCAGCATCATTGACACCAAGTATTATCAACCGCGCATGGTCACTCGCAAGAACTTGATGACTGGGCAAGACTATGAAGAGGATGTCAACACTCCAAATTGTTGCAGTCCTTCCTCAGAAACTTTTTGGAGCATGTGAGAAAAGAATGAGCGGATACACCACTTATACCCGTTGGCAAAGAATCGAAGCACAGGCCAAAAATTTAGGCTTTCGATTAGGCAATCCCAAGCACGGCCANTGGAACGCTCCTAACGAAGGCACCGACCAAGTCACACTTTATCCTGATGGCGTGGCCTTGCCGGTCTACAGTCGCGACGCTGACATCTACACCGGCACTTTTGGCCAAGTAGAAACGTTCCTAAACGGCTGGGCCCGAGCTCAACAATACGATCACTTGTTGCGTCTAACCGACGACAAGCGGCGCAAGAAATACGAGGACCGGGAACTGGCACGTCAAGCCGAACAGCGCAAACGTGAAGAACAGAAGCAGATGTTGGCTGTGCTACGGGCCAAAGATCACGAAAATTCCCAGCCCAAAAAGTAATACTAGAGTATTACCTTGAAAAAGGTTGACCAGAAACGTCATTTCGGTTATAATACTTGTATAGAAACTAAAAAGGAGTTTGAAAATGGAACAACTTAACACCATCCAGCAGATCAATTCTGCCATCATGTTTGGTAAGTGGACTGATGTGGAACTTCGTAGCATGGCAGATGCTATTCGTTTCAATCAGAACAGTCTTCGCAAGCAGGTCAAACGCAATCTAGACGTGGGCGTTCGAGTGCGTTGGGTCAGTTCCAAAAATCCCGCAGGTGCCACAGGTACTGTGAAAAAGATTGCCATCAAGTATGTCACAGTTCGCAATGACCGAGACGGTGGCTTGTGGAAGATTCCTGCCAACATGCTGGAGATCGTCGAAGGACAAATGGTGGCAGCATAAAAAGGTTGACCATTTAATCCATTTCGGTTATAATACTTGTATAGAAACTAAAAAGGAGTTTGTCATGGGAACACGTAGTCGTATCGGTGTAATGCATGGTGATATTGTTAAAAGTGTTTACTGTCATTGGGACGGTTATCTCGAGCACAACGGTGCTATCCTGCAAGAACACTATGATTCCAGCAAAGCCAACAACCTTGTGGCGCTAGGCGACATTTCTAGCCTGGGCCAGCACATTGGTGAAGCACATCCTTTTTCACAGTTTGAAATTGACAAGAGCAATCCAGACTTTGACAAACTCATTGCATTACATGAATTGGCCGACAAAGAAGGTTGGACTACATTTTACGGACGCGATCGCGGTGAGACCGGCACTGAGTGGAAAGTGGCTCACACGTTTGATGAATTCTATGCTCAGTGTGACAACTGCGGCGCTGAGTTCTACTACATCATGCGCGACGGTGAGTGGTACGTGGGCACCACTTACGAATCCGACAGTCGATTGGGTCGCCAATTGGTGCCCTTGGCACAGGCTCTGTCAGCAGAGTCTGCGGAAGTTTAATTTTATCACTGGAGTAAAGTATGAGTAAAGTTCTTTTTGTTATTGGATTTGGTCTGGCAATCATTGTGTTGGGTCCGATTGCGACCATTTGGTCCTTGAATACCCTGTTTCCGGCCTTGGCAATACCGTTGTCGTTTGATACCTGGGCCGCGGCTCTGGTGTTGGGCGGTGTAGTAGGTGGCACAACCGGTGTTTCGTTTAAAAAATAAAACGGTTGACCAAATTGTCAAGATCGGCTATAATAACAGCATAGTAAGAAACAAGGAGCCCAAGATGAGCGTAGAAATCGAATACAACTTGACCGGTGATACTGTACCTGATTATGCCATGTATACTGAACTAGGCAATGCTGGCGTGCATGGTGTGGTAGTTGCGGCTCAGTTAAATAATTGGACCTGGGCCGAAACTTATCGTGCCTTGAGCCAACTGGCAGAGACCAAGGTGTTTGCCGAAGCCATGGACACCATGGTTCG